GTAGAATGGATACACGAGAGCGGGACTAAGCCGATGTGTTGTGAGCATATCATTAGCTCAAGTACAATTAAGACCGCTGGTTCAATAGACTTTATGGGATACGATGATGAGGATAAATTATTCCTCGCTGACTACAAGTGCAGAACTAATTGCAAAGGTAAGGCCAAGACTTACCCGAAGGACTGCGAACAGTTGGCCATTGAATCCTTTATGGTAATGAAGGAGTACAAGTTAGATTACCTACCGAGATGCATTACTGTATGTGTGGACTGCGAGACAACCAAGCACTACCACAAAGAGTGGACACCCGAAGAGATGAAGAAAGGAATCGACAATTTTAAATACGCTTGCAAATTATATTGGAACAAAAGGATGAAAAAATGAGTGATGAAAATCCAAACTTAGAGTTCTATGAAGAACTCATACACGCAGACAATGCCATACAATTCGATGGCCTTGACTATGCTATCGTTGGTACAAGCCACGATGGATACTATGTATATGACTACGACAGAATGATTGAATGCTTTATGTCCGACAGTGATATGAAATACGAGGAGGCAATCGAATGGATTGACTTCAATGTATTAGGAATCAATGGTGGCACGGGATTCATTGTACTATATAGCCGTGAACAAATATGAGATAATCTATAAGCACTTTGATATGCCCACGGATTACCGAGGGTATCAAGTTAGGTGGGCCAATGACAAAGCACAAGCAGTCAAATATGTATGCCCGACCAAGCCCGACAAGGATGGGTACGGAGTAACCAAGAAGGGTGCGAGAATACAAATACTAGAAGTAAACGAAAGGTAATTATGGGCAAGGGAATGCAACCGAAGAAGGGATACAATCAGAAACTGTACGAACAGAATTACGATGACATCTTTAGAAAGAAAAAGAATGAGGACAACAAGACTACTAAGAAAAAAAGCAAGTGACCTACATACCCGCAAGCAAACTAGCCGAGTGGCGAAAGGAAAACGAACCAAGTAAGTGTCCGATATTAAATCGAGAGACTGACGATTGGGTAGTTGACCACGACCACAGTAGTGGTGAGATACGGGGAGTAATAAGTAGACAAGCTAACACACTAATAGGTAAGATGGAGAATGCATTTACATCAATGTGCAAGGGTGACCCGACTGAGTTGCCAACTGTACTAGAGAACATAGCATCCTATCTAAGGCAGCCCGACTCAGAGATACTACATCCTGTTGGACTCAATCAACTTACAAGTCGCTTCAAGAATAATTTAAAAAGAGATGACCAAGTGTTTTTATTATCGACATTGGGGTCAACAAATGCTGAACTAGATACTTGCATTAATGTAAAGCATCGTGTAAAACTATTTAAGAATTTATTAAAAAAATATTATGACAGAACTAAAACACACACACCAACTTGTACTGATTCAAGGCGAGCTGAAAGCTCCCAAGGGTCAGACAAACAAATTCGGAGGGTACTCTTATCGCTCCGCAGAGGACATACTCGAAGCAGTAAAACCTCTCCTACAAAAACATAACTCGGACTTAACACTCAGCGATGAAATCGTAGAGGTAGGAGGTAGAGTATATGTAAAGGCAACCGCCCGACTAGTATCACACAACCCATTCGCTGAAGTAGAAACCACGGCCTTTGCTCGTGAAGCTGAAGTAAAGAAGGGTATGGATGATGCACAGATTACAGGGTCAGCTAGTTCTTACGCTCGTAAGTACGCACTGAACGGCCTCTTCTGTATCGATGATACTAAAGACCCCGATGCAACTAACACGCACGGCAAGTCACAACCTAAACCATCTTCCGCTGACGAAGACTTATTTTAATAACTAATAATAATAACTATGAATCAATACGATAACACAAATCGTGGTCGCTTGTTTAAGAATGACCGCAAAGAAAAAGAAACACATCCCGACTTCCGTGGGGATTGCGAGCTATCAGTTAAAGAACTGAAAGCTTTATTGTCCGAGGCTACAGGTGACACTGTACCATTCTATGTAAAGGGATGGAAGAAAGTATCTAAGAATGATGTGGCTTATTTGTCACTCGCCTTTGATGCTAAGACAGAATCATCTGCACCAAAGAAACCTGCACCTGTTGAGGTAAACGATTCCGACCCGTTCTAATATGTATCACGATAAGGAATGGTGGGAACAGTTCCGACAAGATGAGGTGGATGAAATACTCCGCCTCACTAGTTTAAAGAACTCGGACTACACCGGTGGAGACACCCAAGATAATCCATTCGAGAACTTCGATGGGTCAACTGACTTCGGGATTGAACCCCTAGTTGGTGTAGCTCTACGGATGCAAGATAAGTTTCAGAGACTTAAAGCATTCAGCCGAGATGGTAAACTTTCCCTTGATGAAAAGGGAGATACCACTCGTGACATCTTTAGGGACTTGATAGGTTACTCCTTGATAGCCATAGGGATGCTAGAACGAGACAATAAATAACGGATAGGTGTGTTAGAATCTACGCCCCTTGCAATAACTGCGGGGGCTAGACTAACCACTATCAAACAAAGAAATATAATTATGTTAAAGACCATACACGAAGCCACAGAAGTATCACTCAATGCTTACAATGAAATATCCACAAGAGAAATTCCAAGTGAAGCAAAAGATAGATTCAAATTCCTGGGCCAATGTTTGAATGCTTTGACTGAGCAACTACAACAAGAGAATGATAGACTTAGTCGAACCACACAACACGGAAGCTGAAGAAAAACTAATAGCTTGCCTATGTCTAAGCGGGGACTCATCCGCATATGACACAATATCATCCATCATATCTGAGGATGATTTTTATTTCCTAAGACACCGGCTACTGTTTCGAGCAGTGGCCACTCTTAGTGGGGACAAACCGATTGATGAGGTATCCATTATGGAATACCTTAAGTCAATCGAGTGCCTCGAAGAAGTCGGTGGTGTTATGGGTATCATTGAGATACTTGGTAAGTCATCGAGTTCCTTACAGTTAAAGTACTATACTGAATTAGTACTAGAGAAAGCAAACCTAAGAAGATTAAGAAGAGCATACATACTAGGTGCCGAGAATGCATCTGCCGAAACTGCGACATCACAGCAGATAAAAGCAAATGTCGAAGAGCAAACATCAAAGGTCAGTCAGACAGCGGACAGCGGACAACAAATCCAAGATGCAGCTGATGAACTGAAGGAAGATTTTGCTGCCATGATGAGTGGAGAATATGTGAATGATGTGGTGAGAACACATCTACCACAGTTGGACTCAATGCTAGGTAGTGGAGGCATAGGTGCGGGTGAAGTTCTTACCCTATCTGCACCCACATCTTGTGGTAAGTCAGCACTTGCATTATACATAGCTACGCAAGCTATGCTTAAAGAGGCTGTACCTACCCTAGTATTCTCTTTGGAGATGCCACGTAAGCAAGTACTCAAGCGGATGGTTCAAGCCATTTCTGGAGTGAATCTAAGGCAGATACAAGAGCGTGTAATATCGGACGATAATATGCAGAAAGCAAATGATGCGACTGACTTAGTTGCTAGTCTACCTTTCTATAGTATTCATACGGCCCGGAATCCACAGGATGTACTCAGCCAAGCTAGAAACTATGTGAAGAAACACGGGGTTAAGTTAGTAGTCATTGATTACTTACAGCTTATACCTTGGAGTAGCAAAGCTAAGAGCAAGGCCGAGGGTATTGCTGACATATCTCATAAGGTAAAACAGTTGGCACTTGAATTAAATGTAAGTGTAATACTGTTATCTCAAGTCAACAGAGAGGGAGCCAAGCGGGAAACCGGGCTGAGTCTCTATGACCTCAAGGATAGTGGAGACATCGAGAACGATGCTGACATTGTCCTTTTACTATGGCCAAAGAATGGTGACATAGAGGGAGCTAAATCCTCTGATGCCAAAGGGCCTTTCACTGACCTCCAATATACCATAGCTAAGAACCGAGAAGGTGAGCGTGGTGTAGGTGGGTACTTAAAATTTTATCACTGCTTAGGAAGATTTAAATAATGTTTAATAAAGATTTACTAAAACTTATCTGCCAATACTATGACGTAGAGGCTGATGAAGTAACCAATGCCGCACGTGGCACAACAACTATAATCAAAGTAAGAGACATTTACTTTTGGATACTATCAAGAAACCGGCACCTATCTCACTACGAGATAGCTAAGCTCGGTAAACGAGAACGCTCTAGTGTTACCTGTTCACTCAGAAGAACTAAGAGTAGAATACAAACTGACGAAACATTTAGGAGTGAAGTAATGGCAATCGTCAATGCTACATCTAGAAAAGAATTTGCAATTCAATAAATAAACTATTGACATAAGTAATAATTAATTCAACCTAATAACTGTTGCCGGTTTTTTTATCTGTTATTTGCCCGGCAACAACAGTGTTCGTTGTAATGCGAAAAGAACTTCGGTTCTTTCTATATATCAGAAAAGCTCAGTCCCGTTTCATCTACTTTGAGGGGCTGAGTTTTTTTGTTTACATATCCCGGAAGTAGGGAGCTAAATCCATCGGCTCAGAAATATTAGTTTCTCTTGGCCCTAAGTTTAAATTAATAAATGTCTCCGGGTTGAACTGAAGAACGGGGTCACCATAAATCATTGGTACTCTACCTCTTTCTTTTGACTGCCTAGTTTGTTTATCTTGCTGTGCTTTAGCACCGGGGCCATACCCGTAGTACCACAATGAATCATACGGCATTAAAGTTCTTATAATTTTCTGAGCATCTTCTGTCTCGAACTCACCCTCTACAACTTTCTTACCACCGAAGTATACTTGCTTAGACATTTCTAATGCTTGCATAAGAGGAACAGGAGCAATGTAAGATATACCAAACTCAGCCGGGCCACGTTCCTTGAGGATATACATATTGTATTTAGACATACCGAACAATCTAAAGAAAGCATTCTCTACGTAGTCTTCCGGATATACATCACGGCCGGCAAACATATCCTTGATGAAGTCAATTGGTATACCAGCCATTTGGAATAAGAATATTAAATATATTAATTCAAGTATAGCTTTCCCTTTCTCCTCACCACTTGATGTCCTTGATAAAATTTTACTAATCATTCTATCGTTAACCAAGTTGGCTTGCTTGATAATGAATGATTTCATTGTGTACCACATACGGAGATTAGGATTCTTTCTAACAGCCATAGGCATTTCAAATGCATTGACCGGCTGAGTCTCTAATAGTTTTCTTACTACTAGCTCACGTACATACGGGGAATCATACACACCATTTTTAAAATCATTTATAGTTCTTTCGGCATCCTGTGGGCCAACCATAAACTCAACCTCTGAGCGGAACTTCTTGAACTCCTTACTGTTCTTTGGTCTTTTAGATATTCTTCTGTATCTATTATAGTTAACAGTAAGATTTGTTTCTTTCATTAGCTTATCTAATTGAGTAAACCCTACTGACTTTAACCCGAACTTAACAGTTTTCTCTAAGAATCTTTGACGTTGTTGATTGTTCGGGCGGAACTCTGCTGACATAAGTGTCGGGTCAATGCCGGCCATCTCTAAGTTAAAATCCTTTTGAGTAAATATAGTCTTAGCAATACGTAATACATTTGGATTATCTAAGGCCATAAACGCTAAGTCATATAACTGTGACAATGTAGTAGTTGGGTCAACGAGTAGTGAACCATAACTAGCCAGTCTACCGAACTGTCTCATATTACTTTCTTGTTCTTTACCTTTGATTGGAGGGCCAAACATTTGGTCAAGGCCAAAGAATAAATCACCCATCTGTCTCTTATCTAACTTACCTTCACTAAACAAGCGACCAACTAATCTACTTAGTTCTCCTTGTGGGTCAGATAGATTAACACGATATGTGGACTTGCCATCGAGTTCCATTTTTTTATTTCTTTGTAACGCTTTGTTACCGAACATACGTGCCTCTTCAGTTTTTACTATAATACTATTTACGTAAGCACCTAATGCAACCTCCGGGTCTTCATAAAAAGGAAGCTCCTCCTGTGATAGCATACCGCCTTTACGTTTCTGTAAGAAGCCCGGTACTTTTTCACCTAAGTTTGTCTTATACATTTTGTTGTTAAGATAAACATTAAATTCAGCAGCTATCTCATCTTCATTTAATTGAAGCTCTTTATTATCTTCTCTTTTTTTATTAAGCTTTTTTATATGAGCATCAAAATCATTCTCTATATCTTTACCATATAGGTTAATCAATCCACCTAAATCCTTTACCTTCATTGGAAAGTATTCAAACAAATACTTAACATCCATACCGGAAGCAATAGCTTCTAATCTAAGTTGGTCAAGTAGTGGACGTATTAATAAATTAAAATCATTATATAGATTATACTTACGTAATAAGTTGTCTCTCTCTCCGAAGATTCTTTTGCCATCTGCTGTGTTCGGGTCAGATGTTGATGTAAGCAACTGCTTTAATCTATTGCTATCCTTTTTATTCTTGATGCCACGAATCCTAGTTTGGAAATTATTTATCTGTCTAACTGCATCAGTCTGTCTTCTTTCTAATCGAGTATAGTAATCACTGATAAGGGTAGCAATATCACCGTGGATTCTCTTGAAGAAAGAACTAGCTGTCTGCAATACAGCGGCCCTGTTTCTTCTTTTAGTTTCGGATATTCTTTTTTTCTTCTGAGCTTCTGAAGCAAACGGATTATCGTATACATATGAATCAACCTGTGATGTGCCGGACAGTATAGCGACAGCTTCATTAACAATCTTTTGTTGTGCCGGTTTCTTTGATGGGTCTACTGTACGTAGTAATCTAATTGTATCAGCAATAATAAATGCAGCCTCTTCATTAGTCTTAAGTTCCGGCCCAAGTATCTTAGCTACATATGATTGAACGGACTTGATTAATGATGCTACTTTTTCAAATGCTTTACCACTAAACAGTGTGCTCTCAGTAGTCTTACCATCCAAGATATGTTGTACAGCAAATCGTGTGTACTCAGCACCGTAATTTAAATCAGTATCTAAGTCCCCGTATACTTCAGTCATCAAGGCCTTTTGTTCCTGTGTTAAATCAGAACCTATGTTTGACATTGCCTTTTCAAACGCAGCCTTAGCACTTAGCTTAGGATTACGTTTCATAATTACTTGGTGCATAGCAGCGTGGATAATCTCCTCACGCATTGCTGCATTACTAAAATCCTTACCTCTACTAGCTAGTAGCTGAGGATTGTACTGAATGGTTTGTGTCTCGTAGTTATACTGAGCCGGCCTATTGATTGTATTTGATTCCTCAATCTTTACACCTAGCTTCTCGGATAACTTCTGTGCAGCAGCTATAGCTGAACCTATAACAGAACGCTCTGCCTTTGTCTGTGTCTCTTGTTGAGTAGTACCTACTACTGCATCTCGCTGGGTTCGCCTACCTCGAAATTGTAAATCTCCTCCAAGGACATTGTCACTCCCAAAGCCTTGTATGCTTGCTGGGATTTCAGTAACTCCTCCACCGTCTCCGGCTGTGCTCCAACTCGGTCTAGGAATTGCTGGTCCGAGGATGGTATCTCTTGCTTCTTGTTCATTGTTTGCATTGTTATGTATTTTTGTTGCTTTGGCAACACTTTCTTTATTTCTTATTTCCGATGGATATAAAAGTCTAATGGCTTCCCAAGTAATTGATTGCATCTGCCTTGGTTGAATGCCTACTTCACGGGCCGCTCTACGGTATGCCTCAAGGTACATATGGTAAGAACCATTTACTCCAATTGATGGAGCACCACCTATGCTAGAACCAAAGTTATGGCTAACTTCTGTAGCACTAGCACCCAAAGGCATTAGTAATCCAGCAGCTACTGCGTGAGTATCTATAGTAGTATCACCATAAGGACTGTTAGGTGCTACAATATTATTATAAAAATTTCTAACCTTATGTTTTTGTCCTAGGTTTTCTGATATGTTTTCTAGTGAACCATTCTCTAGGATTGATATAGCTTTTCTTATTTCACCAATAGCACCCCAAGTATTTACAGCTGGTGTACCATCTTTCTTGGTATCAACACCCATAATAGTTCCGTCCGGATTTACTATGTTGTAGTACCTACCAAATTCCTTTTGAGACAAAAGGCGAATACCCCATCCGGCTAGAGTAGTGTTATCTAATTCAAGTAACTGCCTTATTGTTTTACCTTTAAGTTGATTTAATATCTTTCTTCTCTTAAATCCAGCTCTTTCTTTTAGCCTTCCTCTTACTGCCTTAGCTTGTTCTTTACTGAAACCCCTCTTGGCTATCTTCTTTTTCATATGAGCCTTTAAGTCCGCATCCTTTGCGGCCTTTATAGCTGACTCAACTTCTACTTCAAAGGCATCTCCTTCTAATTTAGTATCAAGATAGTTCTGTAAAATATGTAGTACTTGCTCACCTTGAGCTAAGTTCATAAACCATTGTTTCTGTGGACTAAGAACTGCTAGAACTCCGGCAATTTGCTCTTCAGTTTTATTATACTTGGATGCTAAACCTTCTGTAAGTTTACGGGCACCGTCATACCACTGAGTAGCTATAGCTCTTAAATCTTCTGGGAACTTATCGTGAAGTGCTATTAAGTTTCTCTTCATGTACTCCACAAACTTTTCGTATTTAGCTCGTGGGTCAGTTTCATTCTTAATATCTTTCGGCAGATGAGCGTAATTAATCCTGTCCATCTGAGCCTTTAACTTAGCCTCCGGAACAATACTTGTATCAATATTATCATCCTGTGAAGTTTCACGTGGCCTTGCCTCTGTACCTTGTTTAGCTGTACCTACACGGCTTGAATCAAACTCAGATGATACTGGTGACATAGTAGCACCTACAATAGAAGGGAATGGGTCTTCTTCAGTTAACTTAGGGTCATACATTCCCTCTTCGTCAAATACTTGTTGAGCTGGCATCATTCTGTATGACTTTATGATAGCCTCTTCTTCTTTAATCTTCGGGGTAAATGTATCTTGAATATTATCTGTAGTCTGTTTCTCTATTACTAGATTTTCAACTGTATCAAATATAAGTTCTTGCTCTTGGAATACTGCATCGTCATCAAATAAAGTATTATCTTTATACAACACATCTTTAATTGGAATTGTAGCTACAGTAATTTCTCCTTCTCCTAAGTCCCTAGCTTGTTCTTGAAAGTCACTAGCTATCTCTGGATTTAAAGACCATCCGGATAAAACCCTTACGTCACTATCTTCTTGTGCACCTCTATATACCCTAACTCTACCATTTCCAATGTCATACGAACTAAGAAGTTCTCTAACCATACTAATAACATCTTTGTTGTCTGGTCTTTTTAATTCTGAAATAGCTTTCTTTGTTTGACTGCTGTCTGCTAAATTTGGGTTCTTCTTCCAATCCCTTACTGCTTGAGCTGTCCTAACCGATGTAGGTTTCATGTATCTAGTAGCACCTACTAATGGTAGGTTTGGAAACAATGCTCCGGCAGCACCAGTCTGTTGAGTTCTATTAATAACCGTACGTTCTATCTCACCTACAATATCTGCATCAGTTCTTGGTATGTATTCACGGCCAATCATTACTGACATCTTACGTTCTATCTCACGTATCTTATCTAATGTTTGTTTCTGTGCAGATGTAGCACCGACTGTTCCGTCCTCTGATATTTCTTGAAGTGCTTTTAATCCTTCGGCTACTGCCTCTGCATCAAGCTCACCTGTTGGGTCATCTAGTGCTCCAAATAATTTACGAGCTTCAGCATTAGCTTCTTGTCTAAGTTCTAAAATCTTTTGTTTCTGTTGAGGTGTAAGTCCTTCAACTGTTTCTAAATCAACATCACCGAATACACCTATAGGTATCTCTGCTCCAGTTTCTTGTGGGTCAACTGGGTCAACAACTGTTTCAGTATCTACTTCAGTATCTACTTCTTCTTGTACTACCGTTTCGGTATCAACCTCTGTTTCTACTTCTTCTTGTACTACTGGTTCAACCTTTGTTTCTGTTGGTTGTACCTCCTCAATAATAATTGATTCCAAATCAACACCGGGTTTCTTCTTAACACTACCATCAATAACTTTCTGAGCATCCTCTAAGCTACTAGCTTCAAAGGTATCCTCTCTGTCGAATACAGCATCTTCTCTACCTTTTTCTTTTTGGGTAGCAGTGTACTTAACCTTAAAGGTTTTCATACCCTTGCGTTGTTCTTCGCTTACTTCTTGTGTCTTGCTAGTTGGTAATGTAATATTACCTATAGCTCCGGCAACTTCTCCGGTAGTTCTGATAGCACCACCAGCAAAGAAAGCAATCATTGCTTCGTGCATTCTTTTATTAAGAACTTCTTTACCTACTAATTCTCTTTCGTCATCATATGAGAAAGCAGCAAGTGTATCTAAGAATTGTCCTTGTGCTGTTTCTTCAAGTGCTTCACCTCCACCGGCTTTTACTATATTAAATAATGATTTTAGTTTACCGGCTGGAAGTTTTATCTCACCCTTAATAAATTTACGTAAAGTTTCACCACTGATTTTATCTAACCCAATTGCTGGTGATGATATAGCTTTAAATAAAATAGCTGAACCAGCTGCATATTGACTAGATATATCGGCAAGAGTTTGTCTCTCTTCATTAGTAAATTCACTTTGCTTCTTACCCAAGGACTCTTCCATATCCCTCTTGGCTTCAGTAATTACTTGCCCGATATTTGTGAGCTGAGGTAACAGTTGATTTAAGTTAGCTTTTTTTGTGACAACAGCTGATGCTAAAACTGGTGCCATCCTTGCTACTGTTTCAGTAACCTCTAGTGCAACGTTTGCTGCGGCACTGTCTTGTTCTAAAAATCTTGAGTTCCTAATATCCTGTGCAAGTTTACGCACTGGCTCTCTCATCATTTCACCAACATCTTCATATTGGTTTATATCTCTTAGAGTTCTTTCTCTAGCAACCTTAACTCGCTCTTTGTTTTCAGCATCTTGATATAGGTCATCTAGTAAATTGTAATAAGCGTTTGCACCGTATCTAACTATATTAGCGGCACCTTGTTGTATACCACCAGAAGCTTCTTCGGTTCCCTTTACTCCTCCACTTTTAGCTACAGTAAAAGCATCTACAATGAAATCAAAAGGCCCGGCCTCTTCAGCAGCAGCTCTTGGATATAATACATTGTTTGTATATGAAACTAATGCATCCTTACTTACCCCGTCTTTATGGGTAATTAAAAAAGATTTCCCATCGGGAGTAGTAAGTTTAGTCTTAGCCATATTATGGGTTTAAAAATTCGCCTCCTTCTATACCATCGAATCTATAATCTTCGGTAGCAAAAGTTGCCGGAGCATATTTATTTTGTCCGCCACGTTCTCTACTTGGTTCAAATCCTGTCGGAGCATTGAACTGTCCGGGGAATATTGATTGTGCTTCCTCTTGGTATAATCCAAATATTTTTTGTAACTGAGGATTAGTTAAAGTATCCTCATAAGAAATTTTCTTTTTACCGCCTATTGGTTTTTCTATGAATTGAAGTTCTCCTCTTACTACCTTCATACCTAAGTCCTTGATTGCATCAGTAAACCCACCTAGTCTTTCTCTAGCTGCTTTTAAACTTTGTCCCTCAACAGCAGCCTTAGTCTGAAGCAAATTAGTTTGCATCATTAGACTCATCATATTCTTAGCACCCATAGCTTTGACTGTAGGTAATACACTTTCTGTTGTTAGCTCTCCTTCTGGAAACAAACCTCTAAGATAAGGATTGTTCTCAGCTGCACCAACGAATGCTTCAGCTGCTAATTTATTCTGTTCCTTTTCTTTTTTCTTTTTAGCATACCCAGATACTGCACTAGCAATACCAGCCATAGCTAATTCTGTACCTCGTGAGAATCCACTGAGGTCAGCTCTCATTAGTCTTGGGTCAACTTTTGTTCCTGTTTGAAATGCCATAATATTATAACTTTAATCCAGCGTAAGTACCTAGTCCACCAGCAATACCACCTAACATAGCACCACGTGCTTGAGCTTGCATACCTTGGAACTCTATGTCCTGTCCACGCTGTTGTAATGCTAAATTGATACCAACATTCGGGTCAAAGAGTTGAGGCCCCATAGCCCCAGCTGCTTGGCCTTGTGCTTGTCCTAAAACATTTTGTCCCATTCCTAATGCCATAGATGGTCTACCTAATAACACTGAACCAATATCACCAGCTAATGCACGGGATTGTCCGAATCCTAATTGACCAGCTTGTCTAGCTTCTTGTCTAAGTCCGGATTTAAATTGTTCACGACCAAGTATTTCAGATGCTATAGATGATTCGTCTCCTAATCTACCTCTAGCTAAAGAACCAGAACGAGCTTGTTGTTCTGCCATACGTCTACGCTCCGGGGACAATGGCCCCTCTGCTTCAGCAAATAATCTTTCTGCTTGAGCAGATTGTAAGTCAGCTAATCTAGCACTGGTTGGGTCAGCTTGTCTATAAGCTTCAACCACCTGTGGTGAAAACTCTTTTAAGGCAGCAACATCGGCAGCTCTTTGTTCAGCTAGGGATTCTCTTTGAATATCACTGGCTCTACGTCCGGACTCCTCTAGTAAATCAAATAATCCACCCTGTCCGTCAGTACCTTTTGCAAAGGTTTCTATATCAGCTAACTCAAGTGCAGCATAGCGAGGACGGAATTGTTCTTCCGCAGCTATGATACGTTCTTGTAGTAGTGGGTCAGTTACACCTTGAAAACTTTCAAAGTTCTGTCCAAACATATACTTACCTTGTGCTTGACCGGGGTCAATTGGTGGTGGTGCTTTTCCTTTTCCGCCCATATTATTCCTTAGTTTTTAAAATTCGTGATAAAATCTTCTGCGTATAGTATACCTTAGTAGGTTGTCCTTTCCTATGTCTACTACCCATTAATTGTTTATGTAAACAGTCCGGTTCTTTTTCAATAAAAGTAAGTGCCATCTTTCTCCAAGCTGAAGTAGATGAAGCAAACAGGAATGCCATAAATATTGAGTCCCCTTCTTTTTTATCTTCGTCCCAGTTAAGTACGAAACTCCAACCATCATCCTTGTCGCAATTGTACCACATAAATACACCGGCTATTTCACGGCCAGCGTCAGAAAGAACTATAAGGGTTCCCTTGAATTGGTGGTAAGCAACTAGCTGTCTAAGAGTTTCTCTATCCCAGCTATCAAATACTTTTCCGTTCTCGTTTTCTATACAGTAATCAGTAACCTTATCTACAAAGTTTATGAACTCCAAGTTACGAGTATCATTTAATGTAGCTACTGCATTATTAAGTAACTCATTATCTGTCTTTGCTAGTACAGATTCTTCAGTTATCATATTAAACTTCTTGTACTGTTATTGTTGATACTCCTCTAAATTTTCTAGCAACATCGGAATCATTTTCTGACCTATTGAAATTCAACTGTAGGCTATCAAGATAATTTTTTACTTGTAATTTAAATGTAATAGTATCACCAACAGAATAAGAGAGTCCACTAGCACCTATATTTATAACAAGGTTTCCTCCATACTCTGCATTATCTAAATTCATAATAAGTATTCCATGAACACTTGTTCGGCTGCTGGGACTATCGGCTACAACTACATCTGCATATGAGCCAGAATTTACTTTATATTGTATTTTGCCCCATATCATTTGATTACTTTGATTCCCTAAGATTGCACTTGTATTAATTAAAAATTTAGAACTAGCTAGTCTAGGTGTAATGGTAACTTCCAAGGATGGAAAGTCTGTAAAAGCTGTTGTAGCAGATACAGTTGAAGCAGCAGTAGAATTAGTAGTAACAATATTTGGTCTAATTGAATCCACATAAGCCTTGATACTTTGTTGAGTAGCACCACGAGTAGCTGAACCCCCAGAAGTATCATCATTATCTAGTAAGTCATCATTATCAAATAATAATCCATCGCTACCAGAACCTCCGATAACTAAACCTGTTTCGGATGCGTTTGCTGTACTGCCTGTAAAATTAGCCACAACTTTCTGGTCAGCAAGCTGTTCAACCTTAGCTAGTGTAACATTGTTATCCGTAATTTTTACTGTAGTAACAGCGTTGTCTTTTAATTGTGCTGTATCTATACCCGCATTCTTTACGAACAATGCTTTAGGTGAAGATGCATTTAAACCAATGGTAGAATCATCTACTGCATTTGTATTAAATATCGCATCGTCTACAATGTCATTAAGATTAGTGGAAGTCACTTGGCTTCCGTCTGAATAGGTTGTACCCTTATTTGTTACTCCGCTTCCGGCTGGTGTTGTCATATTATTCTGCTCTATCTACTGCTCTGAATGATTCTATTCCATCGACAGACACTGCTCTTAGTTTAGGCCTACCGACAATATTGTTAATATCTAATTGTATACCATATGCTCGTGGATTCCCCAATCTTCCTCGGATTGAAATATCTGAGCCGGCTTGTAAATCCAAATCCCCATTGAATCCACGTAGTGTACCTATCTCTATACTCCTGTCAAGGTTTTCTAGTTCACCATCAATATCAAAGTTTGAATCCAAATCCGGCTGTGATTCTACGTGCATCTCAAATGACCTCCACTTTTTTCTATCCAAGTTATTAAATGTAAACTGTCTTGTTTTAACTGAACCCGGCACCTGTACGTTTTGTATACTACCACCAATGACTGTAGTAAGATTATCATTTCCATCCACTCTTGATTCAAGGCGATTAACACCGCCTAAGTCATTGACTACATATACACCCTTGTCATTACCATCACCAGCAAGGAACATATTTGTAATATGGAATCCTTCTGTACCTACTGTGTCTATTGATTCCCATTGTTGATTCAAGAAGTTATATATAATAATAGCATTATTTTCTTGAGAGTTATCTAAAGGAACTGCTAAGTAATAACGATTATCAAAGTAAACTGATACTGCTTTTGATTGATGAGTCTTGTTTATTCTCTGTATGGTGGCATCAATAGCTTCGCTTAATGGTAATTCTGTTCCACGAAGATTGTATTCATCTTGGAAACTTACACCGTATACCCCGTTGTCTGATAAGAATAGTATTTGATTACCTATCTGTTGTATTGATTTACGGGCCAAGCAACCTATCTCATCAGTTAATAATCTTGCGGTAGCATTGTTTAATACCTGTGAGTTAGCAACCACGTGAATACTATTTCTATTAAATACTAATAATACATCCTCTGAAAAAGAATGAAGGCCAACGATAAAATCAGCAGTCCCGGCATTGAAACGGAAGTTAGCATATATCTGGTCATATGTATTTGTGTCCAATATATCTGATGAAATTAATTCATCTAGTTTTCCGTTAGCTGTAAAGCTATCAGCCGTATCATTTACAGTATAATTGAAAGGCATTACTAATCTACGCTGATGGTAGATAGCAAATGGTGGTGCTGGCATATGTGTGAATCCAAGCCCTACCGAAACCTTCCTTGTGAACACCGGTGTAGTAGTGAGACTTGCACCATCAGTTACGTGAGTAGAAGTTTTTTCGTAGTCACTAATATAGAACTCAAACCCATCAGCTAATGCTACTGTTTCATCTCCACTTAATGTAACGGATGGATTTTGAATTACATAAAATATTATCGTATCAGTTGTTTTTTCTGCAACGAATCTTTTTCCATCAATCTTAGTGTCACCAAATCCAGCTATTGTTATTGGGTCACCAACGTGTTTACCGTGACCAGCCGCAGTTATGGTTACTTTAAATCTACCATCGTATTCACCTCCAGATACACTAGCCGCAGTTGCAGCTGATATAGCGGTCGTTGAACCAGAAGCATATGTATTGGCTACAATAAAATTTGAACCAATCACTAACCCAGATGAATCATCTCCACTTAGTGTCTTATCACCTATTACTGTTATGGAGTCCCCTTGAGATACTCCATCTGATTGGTGCACTATACCACGATTTTCAATAAGAGCAAATTCTCCACTTGCACAAACAATCTGTACAGGTTGCGAGTATTCCCCACTTGTTACCTTTGTAAAATCATTTGATGTATTACCATCCCACTCAAGTGCTGTCTGCCCGTCTCTAAATATAAATACCTTGTTGAATGCTTGAATCATATCAACCTCGGATGCAACAGTTATACCAGCGGGATAGGCTATATCTGTAGAAACTAATGTCTCTAAATTAAATGCTATAGCTTTTGTGTTAGTAGCTAATATAATAAACTGACTAGCATTATCATTGGGGTCACTGAATGCACAAGAACCATATATACCTTCGACAGCGTTATCGTTTAATATAGGATACTTTACTGTTACACTGGCATCAGCTGCACCAGTAAAACTTCCGGATACAGTTAATTCATTTGTATCAGTCTTCGTGTAATCTTGGTTTCCATTTGGGTCGGGTGTAATGCCAGATATATTTGATAGATTAATTCTACCATTGGTATTGTACTTACTACCCGTTATATTTGTTATAACTAGATTGCCACTATTTGAATCCGGGTCAGCTATGGCGGCATCTGTATCGGAATCCACTATACTAAAAGGCAATACAAGTGCACCCGTTGTAGTAACTGGTGTAAGTATTTGGTCAATACCTTTACGAACTTCCCACTGGCCATTCAATCCCATACGTCCATTCTGTGAGTCCGCAAGTAAGCCGGGTTTCAACTGGTCTGGTCTAAGACGGTTGTTAAAACCTACAAAGCCACGGTCACCGTCCTCTTGGACACGGTCATCTCTGGCACCATATGCTGAGTATCTAGGCATTACTTAATCTTGCCACGCATTGCTGTACGTTTTCCTTTACCAGAAAATTTTAGCTTAGGTAATTTAAATTTAAACTTACCTCGTTCATTACCACGTGGTCTTGATGCTTGTGAGTAATCATAATCTGTTTTAACAGGAACAAACGGATTGTTTGTAATTAAATTAGATACTTTATCTTCCTTAATCTCCTTGCGTTTAAAGTCACTAGTAGGTTGTCTGTACTTAGGTTGTCTGTACTTTCTGTTTTTTCCGGGCACGCCACTCTTGATGACCCTTACAGTATAATCCGGCATATTATATTCTTGCATTAGTATTTTCCCTTTCTTGATTTTGGTGAAGATTTTTTACTACCCCCTTTGCCAGCCCATAGCTTTGTACAAGCTAGGTGCTTTGCTGTTCCGGGTTTAGCTGTGTCGCATTTGTGGCGAGCACGAAAAGATTTTCTCGCTGCTGGAGAATAGTTGTGTCCATATCCAGAAGCACCGGCATGAACAAGTTTACGCTTACCGTTAATACAGTAGAGCTTCATTATTTTCTTACCGGGTCTAGTACTACTTCGAGTTTCCCCGCAACTCATTGATTGCTTTGGACTTTTCTTAGCCATTATTTTTTACTTCTTACTTTTGCTTTTGGTGTATTACTTACGAATTGTTTTCCCTTTGCTCCTCCAGCTTTTTTCTTGCGAGCTGTAGCCGCTCTTTCAGACTTACTGAGACTCTTGGCTTTAGCCATTGGAAGACATCTGTCTGGTCGCTTCTTATTCTTTGAGGTTCCACATGGGCCTTTGATTGAACCATCAATTCCGATTCTAACCCAGTTTTGTTCTCTCCACTTTTTAAGCTCACCCATTATTTAATTAATTTTCTTTTAAATTCTTTGGCAGCATCTATTACTCTTTCTGCTTTAGGTATAACATTCTTGAACATAAATTTATTATATCCAGTAGCGGGCATAGAATCCGGAACATATTTACTTCCGTGTCCATAGCTTGCCGGTGAGCCGTCACCCATTAATTTTTTCTTTTTATTATCCATAATATTACTTCTTTTTCTTTTTAGAACCCCTAGCATAGTTAGGGTCTTTACAATACTTACTAGCTGCCATATTCGCATAAGCACTAGGGTACTTATCAAAAGTCCTACGTGCCCAAGCTTTACCAGCTGGACATATCTTATTTGACTTGCTTCCTTTTGCCATAGTTTTGTTTACGTACAATTTGTTTAGCTTCCATTTCCGCAGCACAAGCTGGGCAACAAGCCTTGTTTTTCTTACCAAAAAATACTATAGATGTAAGTGCCATTACTTACACTTTTTGCGTTTCATATTTTTCTTTGTAGGTGGTCTACCTCTTTTACTTCCGTATGTTCCTTTTCCTTCTGGCATAATTATTTCCTCTTTAATATTGTTAATGTTAATAGTGCAAGTCCCATTATAAACCCAATAGCCGAAGGTTCCGGCACAGATGGGTAAGGAACATCAAATCTGTAATCAAGTTCATTCCAACTGTATTCCACTTGGTCGTACTTTATTCCGTCCCATTCAGTTCTATCCAGCAATGGTACAAGGTAATACCATTCCCATTCGTATTCGGGTTCAATTATTAGTAAGGGTCTATCTGTTATTTCGTTTAGTTCGTTTAGTTCGTGGCTCATTTTTTGAATAGTGATGTGAAGATTGATGCAAACTCCTTGAAGAGTTTACTTATAAAATTATTCTTAGGTAAGAACATTACAATGATTGATACTACACCTATGTACGCAAAGGCCATACCGAGTAGGTTGTCGTTGTATTCGCTGAATATATATTTAAAAAATTCCATTAGCTTGTGGGTGATACTTGTCGTGTTGATGGGTCATTATCTATAGGTGTTTCAATTATAGGTAATTCCTTGACATCCAATGGTTCTGTACTAGGCTCAGAGGATGCTTCTTCTTGAGACTCTTGTTTATCTTCAGTTTGCTGTTCTTGGTTTTGCTGTTGCTTATCTTCTTTACCTTTTTCTGAATCGCTTTTAGATGAATCTTTTTCTTCTCCTTTGGTTTCCTTTTTTGATTGCTCTTCTGATTTGCTTTCAGCTTGCTTCTGCTCGCTCTGACCGTCAGACTTCTGGGATGGTGAAGATGAGGAAGATGAAGGTTTGGAATCCAAGGACGAAGGAGTTTGAGATTGTGAAGGAGCGGGTGAAGCAATAGCCTCAGCCTTTTCTACAAACTCTTGAGCTGCTTCTACCTTCTCTGTCATTACAATTTGTCCCCAATTATTCAACTCATGGAAATCAACAAAGGCATCAATGAACATTGGAACTTCGATACGCTCTTCGACAATATCATTTGCGACACTTGCCACAAAAACTTCTGTCTGGTCTACAGCAACCGTTGTCTGAGCAACTGCGGCTGTGCTTACAGCGACACTCCCAGCGGTGCCTAGTTCGGTTACCTTCTGTACAACCGGAAGGTCTTTTATTTTTTCGATAAAAGATTTTTTAAGCGTAGAGCTAGCTTTTCTAGCGGACTTAATCGCTTCAGCAGACTGCTTTTTAATTTCTTCAGACGAGCTGTAGCTTTTTCCATCCAGTACTTGGGACAGAGAATCTCGCAGTTCTTTGAGTTTCTTGTTGGCAGTTTGCTTATCCATTTACAAAGTTTACAATTCATATTATTTAACTGATGATGAACCAAAGTAAAAACCTACAATGGCTAATACTGTTTGTCTAATTTCTGGTAGTATAACATACCCGTGCAAAGTCTGGTAACTTGTACCCTTGATTAATCCAAACCATTTACTGTACTCGTTGGCTACTGTTACTCCTTCGTCACTGTGAGCTAGGATAAATGGAGCTATAATTACTCCAAATAGTACAGTCACTACTATGATTCTACGAACAATAGCACCACCGTCTCCAGTTCTTTTAGCGGCTGCATCTGCACTTTCGTCAGAAGCTTTTTGTTTCTTGATGAGGTTATCAACATTAGCTTGTTGAGAAGTCACCATTGTACCAATAAGTTTAAAGAGAAATCCACTGGCTCCTCCGCCTAGCATCGCTAATAATTCTGTTGTCATTTAAGTTCCCTCCAAAGTTTATAGATTGATAAAACTGTTAAAGTAATTAGAACAAATTTGGACACTACACCAAGCATTAGGTCTACGTTCTGTATTGTATCCGTGGCTATCCAGCCGAAGATACCAACGGATAATCTTTGTAGTGTCTCCTCCATACTAAGGTGCCTCTGGGGTTGGGAAGGTGACGCTATTTGTAATAGCTGACTTTTCATCTTCTGTTAGTTCGTATTCTGTTACATCAAGAGCATAATTACCATCAGCAGTTTCTTCGGGCGAAGTCTTGTACCTAGTGCCTCTACCTACTTTATAATAAGAATAGTTTCTTCTTGAACCTTCGGTTTCTGCTTTTTCTAAAGCATCATCTAAATTCGTATATATTAAATAATCGCTCATAATTATAAATTGTAATAATTTGTGACATCGCTATTTATTGTAGCTGCATCATCTTGTAACTTTTGGGTTGTTATAAATATTTCACTAATCTTACCATCCAAATAAAATGAATTAGACAATTGTCCTATTTTACTATCTGTAGCGGTTACATCTTGGTCTACTAAAGCTGTTGTTCCTACACTGGAACCATTTTTAAATGCTTCTATATTTGTGTCCCCAGAAAATGCCGAATATAAATTACAAGTTCCAGTTAATGTAGTTCCAAAAGCAATCTTTGCGGCACTATCATTGTATCCAAGGTTTGGAACAGTCCCACCAGTATAAAAAGGTAAATAAAATCTAGAATCATCGCTAGATACCCCTTGAGTAAATCCAGCCATAACATTTGTATCACCATCATCTTTTTGAGTTACTACATATCCGCTTACAGAATTAAGGTTACTAATTAATAAACCAATAGACAAATCAGTTCTTGGTGTAAAAGCAAACTCCAATGCTGGAAAACCTTTTACATTTTTAATAATTGTTCCACTTGAAACAATCTTAGGTTCCTTACTATCGTCAGATTGAGTAGCATTATTACCGTTACCAGTTTGGTCGTACCAAATAGAAACAAAGCCATCATTGCCAGAACCGACAAAATCTTCTAGTGCTCCACTTGCTACTTGATTAGCTGAAAAATCTTCTTCGGCATCATCGCTATCTCTACGAACTCTGACAACCTTTCCATTCATTGCACCAATGTCTCGCAATGAGTACGCAGCTGCGGCAGCCCCGAACCTACGAGCTATTCCTAGGTCGGTATAATCGCCAGAAGAACCTTCAAGAATATTCCAAGCTGCTGCTAGTTCACCCTTAAGTAAGTTCTCCCCGGAAGCTAGTTTCTGAGAAGGCATTAGTCAGTAAATTCAGTTGCTGCTATAACAGATGTTGTACTTCCTGTGGCTACAAACTTAGCTAGTCTAGCTGTGTCTGCATCCCAAGTGTAGCTACGTCCGGCATATAAGCGATGGCCTACTGATGCACTAGCTGATTCCCCAGTGTATGTTACGTATGCATCAGCATCTTGTACATCAATTACAAGGTATCTTGTAAGTGTATTGAATGGTGAAGTTAGTTGGTGCTGAACAGATGTACTGTCAACATCAAGCATTTGCATTGAGGTTACACCCGGTGTAGGTTTTGGATATAAGTTTCTTACTCTTGAGTTCATTATCTTGATTGTCTATTTACGTGAGTTGAAAATCGTTTGTTAACGGTTGTTTGATTCATTATAACATCTACTCTCTCTAATTCTAATGCAAGGTATTGCTGTGCATTCTGTTGCTCCAGCTGGGCCTTATCGTGTTGGCCGTCCATTCGCAAGAAGTCGGAGTAAGCTGCGTGTGCTATGTAATGAAAGAATTCTCCGGGTACTGCTTCGGTAGATGTTGTATAATCAGAAGACGTAGTAAATGGAACAAACTTCTTTTTGTAAGTTACAAATACTGATGCATCAGAAAGGTTACTTATATTTAAAATATTTATACCATCTTCATTACTAAAGAAATCATATTCAATAGCTGAATAATTTAAGAATGGTTGCTTCCTGTGTACTCGTATAGGTTCTCCTATTGTTGTCTTTTGAGCCTTAGTATCAGAACTATTATAAAAATACTTAACATCATCATAACCCACTGTTTGTACGTTTGTTACTTCTAGTACATAGTTTGTATTGTTATCCCATATTACGTCCCAAGGATTGTCGTAGTCAATAGTTGTATCCTCTTGAGTAGCAATTGATGCTGCTCCGTTAACAGTTACTAAACCTGTTTCAAGATTTTTAGAATAACTTCCTCCTTCTATTCTCCAAAATTTATTATCTCCCAGTGTTGCTTTAGTTATATAAACACTTGTGTCTCCATCAGTTCCATTTGCATTTACTGGAATATAAACAGAGTTTCCGTTTGAGTCATCTCCGTAATCAAAGTAAAGGCCATTGTATATAGTTTGGCTAGCCAAAGTAAATCCTTCTACTTTTACTACAGCTAGATTTCTTTCATCTGATTGTACCAAATATCTTGGCCACATCTGAATAGTATTATAAGCCTCGTTATATCTACGGTTAATCAAGTTAGCAATATCATCTGTCTCCGTAGGAGCAAATGTACTTACACCCGCAAGGGATTGTATTAATTTAAATAAGTCACCGTAGGTTCTAGTCTGCATTATATTTTATTCGGGCTAAGGTCAGAAAAGTTTTTCTGATAGTATTGTAAAAATTCTTTAGAATGAACAGTATCGTGTCCATACTTTTTCGTAAGTCGAAAGAACTCACGGGCTGGTATTGTAGCCACACATTTTCCCAAAGTAGGATGAGTCTTACCAACTTCTTGTCTAGCTTCTTTACGAGCTATGTCTACTCTATCCTTCTCTGTTGCCTTCTCTAATAGAAAGCCATTTTGTATTTCCTTCATGAACTCACGGTCAACTTCACCGTCAGAGTATGTAGGTACTTTTGTAATTATATTTGTCATAAATTATAAAAAAAAAGGTAGGGGGCTTTCGCCCCCGTACCAGATTTGAATTAGTTAGAGAACCCTTGACCAGCTGTTGGGTAGTACTCCACTAAGAAGCGGAATTTACCTTTTGCTGCGTCACCTAGTCCACTGCCTGTACCATTTGATGTTACGCTAAGTTCAGTAACCAAGTGATTACCAACTTGTGTGATAGCACCATTGTTGGCAAAGATTTTACCAAGGCTGCTGCTGTCGCTGAATACATCAGCTTCAACAACCATACCGTTAGGGTCACCGTCATCACCGACTGCTAGTGTAGCATCAGAGATAGCTGCACCGCCATCTGTAACTTCTGCTGTAACTAACTGGTCAACAATGATTGCACATTTACCAACTGTACCTGCTAAAGCAGCACCAGCAACATTGAATGCTAGGGCTTGAGCTCCAGTGGAAGCTGAGAATTCAGAAGCTTCAACAGTAGCTTCGTGAGTGTATCCTAGAGCTAATGTCTGGATGTCTCCTATTTTTTTAAGTGTAATAGCCATAATTATTTACCTCCAGTTCTTAGCTTAATGTTGTGATTTTACCGTGAGCACCGGGATGGTACACAAGAGATGTTAATGCACAATCAACATAACCACGCTCACCACCACCTAAGTTAGGTAGACGAGTTGAGCCCATTGGAATTAACTCAGAGATACCGAAGTAATCTGGATTAATAATGTAACCTGTGTCCTTGTTAGTTGTATCCGGAGCACAATCTGGGTTCATGTTAACGATTGAAACAACACCGTGGTCTGACTGATAAAGCTCTACAGATAATTTAATTGTAGAAGAATCACCGTTGTAGTTAACGTTACGGATTGATGTATCAACACCAGAACCATCTGGGTCAAGGCGAGCGAAGTCAGCAATAACTCTACGTAAAGCTGTGTCAGCAACAAGCATTAAGCTGTTGGTTGAACCAGTTACACGATAGATGCTTGTGATAAGCTCATTAAGACTTGTTTCTGTGAATGTATTAGAATCGTGAATAGAATCAGCTGGAGTACGGAAAGCAGATGGAACTTGAGAAGGGCCAGCTGAATCAATCCAGTCGCCTAGTCCACGAAGTCCGTATGCTGTACCAGCACCATTCTCGATAGAGAAATCTTGAGTTCCCATCAAGGTAGCTTCTACGTCACGTTTAAGTTCACGGATTGCTTTAGCTTCTGCTTGAGCAACCTTAGCTGGGCCAACGGAATCAACAGCCTCTTGGAGGTCGGATACCATGTAGTCCCTGCGGAACTTTTGTACGTAGTTACCTAAACGAGCACGTCCAGAGAACTTATCGGTGAATGCTGTAACGTCAGCACCTTCTGCTACACCACTAGTTTGTGGTGCGTCTAATGTATCAACAGTCCACTCAACGAATGTGCTTGATGCACGCTCTTTGTTGGCGGAAGAAAGAATCGGTGTTTCTTCTGGAGCAAGAATAGTTAGAACATCTAACAAATCTTCTCTATTGGAAATAGCCGACCCAGTACCAGTCACTGCGGCTGGTGCGTTTGGATTGTATGTATCTGAGAATGACATAATGTATTATTTCTTTTGTAATTGTAATTTTCTAAGTGCGGCAAAATCACGAGGGTTTCCAGTTTTCTTATAACGAGCTTGAAGGTCTTTCATAGCTTTGCTAGATTTTGATGGAGATTTTTCAGATTGAGCTGCTGAACCTATACCAGTTTTGGTTGGGTTCAATGAAGGAGATGTCTTAGTAGGTTCTACTAACTTACGTCCATAGATACTATTTGTTGCGTGAGCAAACCAGTATTCAATTTGAGCACCAATTTCTGGAGCTTCTTTATTTAATACTTCTTGTAGTTTCTTGTAACGTGGGTCATTAACTGTAGCTTCGTATTGCTTACGAGTATCATTATCTTCACCACTCAACCATTCGAGTTCTTTTTTAGCCTGTTCACCGAACGCTGCCTTGAGCTGCTGTCCTTGTGCTTGCTGTTGAACTTTATTAAGTTGGTCGGGAAGATACTGCTTCTGTGCTTTACGTGCATTAAGTAATGCTTTGCGTACAGCTGACTTAGTTAAGTCCTCGCCATCTACCTCGGTAATAATATCTTCGGCTGAATAACCATCGCTTTCAAATAACAAGTCCTCTGCCCACTCAATTGCTGAGTTTACTTCCTCCGCTTTTTCTTGTAACTTTTCAATAGTATCCAAGTCAGAAAACGGATTGTCTTTTATTTCTCTGGGTTGATTTAGAGGGTCTTGCTTCTCTTGAAGCATTGATTCTAATTGAGCTACCTTTTCCTCAGCGGCTTTACGTTTAGCTGTCATCTCACCGAATCTAGCTACTGCTCTGCTACCGAGTTTTTCAGATAATTCCCTTAACTCTTGTTCTGATAAATTATCAAAATCTAACTGTGAAAGAACGGTCTCTTCTGATTCAGTTTGTTCAACTTGTTCAGTAACTTGTTCAGCTACTTCTTCAACTTGTTCGACTTCTTCTTCCGAGGTTTCTTTGGCCTCCTCTACGATAGCTTCTTCGCTAGGTGTGAGTTGACCGAGCCTTCTGTTCGCTAATTGCTGAACTGTAAGGTTTGACTGTCCCGCTGAATTTGTGTCTGCTTCAGCGTTAGCAGATGTGATTTCGTCCATTTTGGTTTTGTTATATGTTCCGCTAGTTAACGGCTAGCGATGCCGATAAAGTCATTATAACACAGTAGTCGTTATTTGTTTAACGATTCCCTGTGTCTGAGTTTTAAATTCTCCCAATCAACCATTTGAAGTATCTGGTCATAGGTAATTATCCTACCAGATATTTGCTGCAATTTATCGAAGTCAGCGTTATGCATATCCCCGATAGTTTCTTCTCTAAGTGCGTGTACTACATTGATGAACCGAGCAAAGGTCTCGTGGTTACTCAATGCTTTTATATCGTATTCTAAATCGTGCATTACATTTGTTGGGTTGGCATATTACCCATCTGGGCTGGTGCCGTTCCAAGTTTTCCTATTTCAGCGTTTTGCATTTGTTGCATTTGAAAAGTATATTGGCCAGCGTACTTCTGAAGTCGAGCAGCAAAAGCTTCATCTTGTTGAGCTCGTTGTGCGACATCCGGTTGAGCTGTGTACTGCTGAATAACTTGCATAGCAACTTGAGCTCCTGTCGGACGTGCTGGCATTTCGATACCCGCAAAGATTTTTGCCAAATCATCTGTAACATCTTTGACAATCTGCTGTTGAGCAGCTTCCGCAGGCTGAAGGACAGCATCCGCAAGAACTGGGTCAATACTATTAGCAGCAATGTCCAAAAGATTTTGAAGATTAATCCTACCGCTGCGGTCAAGTTGCGTAAGCGAAACCATAGCTTGAAGTTTTTTCTCGCTGGTTTCTGGGTCGGTATTAAGTATGTCATAGTTTATATTAATATCAAAGTTATCATCAGCGTCTCCCTTGTTAAATCTCTGAGCATCCGGCACACCAGTTACTCTAAAGAATATACTGTCCGGCCCAAATCTTTGGAAACATTTGTAAGCCATTCTGATTACTTCTGCTGAGTGCTGCAAGAATTTATTTACTAAAAATTGTTTTCTTATCTGACTTATCTGAGATGTTTCATCAAGGCCACATAGTCTATCTGCCTGTGCTTCCATAGTTCTTTCTATTTCTATAGAACCAGTAGGAGGCGGAGGTGTAGGTGCGAAATCAAAATCACCCTTACGTCTATAAGGAATCATACGTCCCGGCCCCCAATCTGTTGGTGCTTGGCCTACTGGATGTAATATCGGAGGTAACGTTGCTATGCTGTTTCTATCAATACGTGAATCACGCTCTACCTTGACTTGGTTCTGTATACCTCTGAGAAGGTCGGGAATAGTTTGTACATCATACAAACGTTTACTATCCTCCGATAATTTAGTAACTACTACTGGATAGTCTTCGTATCCATTCATTAGTTCAAACTTAGCATACCCCGGAGTTTCTCCGTCACCATCGAACTCCCTATGAAATACTGTTTGATAAATTCCTTCCGAACCATCTTCTGGGTCAATCAATCTTTGGTAACCATATACAATCTCTACTAGCTCATCTGCTTGGTATCCTCTGTCAGTTAATCCAATACTTCTTTGACCTTCTTGTTCTCTTTCTACTGAATATATATTTACTCCACGATAGTGTTCGATAATGTATTCAACGAAGTCCTCGTCCCATCCATCTGTAATTACTTTGTTTTGTAATTCCTGTGGTGTATAGTAAGTTCTCCAGAAACAGAATGGTGCACGTTGTGGGTCAGTTACATACGGTGGGAAAAAGAAATCCCCATCGGGTGCAAGTGTTTTAACTTCCGGTGCATCTATTTGTCTACGTATAATAGGTAGCTCTGCTTCACCACCCTTACGTAATTCTTTTAATGCTTTCTTGATTCTCTTAGGAGAAGCTGTAGGAAATACTTGTTGCATCAAAGAAGTTAACTCATCATCCCTGTTACCTTCTTCTATAGCTCGGTATATATCTGGACTCATCTGTCCAATCTGAGCTAGATTAAGTTTCTGTAAATAAGTTCTATCCTCTCTGTGCCAGCCAACGTATGTGATTAACATACCTCTTTCTAATAAATAGTTAGCACCTAGTTCCATTTCTTTTTTGAAACGAGGAATATATCCGGAGGTTGTCATCCATTTTAAGAAACTGGATACAACTTGAGATTGTGCCATGTCATTACTCTCTACAGGATAAGCTCTAACATTAGACCTATCTAATGAGGACATGAACAAAGATACAAGACGAGTAATCCGTTCATCAATAGTGTGGGCCTCCATATCTGATGCACCTTCCCAAGGGAAAGCATCAGCCCCGTGCTTTCTGTGGTCACGACTTTTACCGGGCCAAAAGTTTCTTCGGTCATCATATGAGCTTCGGCATAAATCAAAGTATGCTTCTAGTTCAGTAACCGTTTGGTCATATGAGTAGCGTAAAGTTTTTACATCGGGTTCACTACTTACATAAGTAAGTGCGTTTGAAATTGATTCACTTTCCATTTATTTTTGTTCTAGCAGATTTTAAGATTTTGCGTAGCAAATCTTTTGGTGTTCCTATTCTATCACACATATCCGAATGTGACATCTCGGTAGTATGTTCGTGCTTAATATATCTGCACAACATCTCCCAAGCACACAGTCTATCTATCTGTTCATTCCGCCACTTTTGTGTAGCAGTTAAACACCTAGCAGCTTTTGATTTTCTTTTGGACATATCTATAACTTGAACCCCTATCATCTTGAATGCACTCAACTGTAACCATCTTACCCTTGAGTTTACCCCAGAATTTTCTAGGTAAAAGAACTGGTACACGTTTACCTAGCTCTTTACTATAAGCCCAGTTATAACATCTATTAGGACATTCCTTGATTATTTTTACTTGAATATGTTTTGGTACAATCTCTGGAATATCAAATGCTTCTTTGAGAATCTCTACTCCTTCTTCATTTATCCAAGTACCCTTACCTCTACCGGTAACCATCTCTGCTGGTAATTTATCCAGAGCAAGCTGTAACGCTTCGTCAAAATCTACTTTGTATTCTTCTGATAGTGTTACTAATCTAGTCTTCATTAATATCCTCCTTTTGATTTTACTGTAGCCATCATCTGATAACTGTTATAGTGGTCGGGGCCTAGGCCTCCATTGGTCATACGTAAGTATCGTATTAAATCAAAGAAGTCCTTAAGTGCCTCATCCATCTTTCCATTACTATTATAATTTATTAAGCTGTCAATTAAATTCTCACATCCTTCGTGTATATAACATCTAGGCCTATTGGCTTCATCGACATCATAGTTAGGATTATAATTAAACCATTCATCTACTGCGGTAATACCTATCTCTTCATTCTTACCATCACTTGGTACAAATACCATACCGTAGTCCTCAAAGCTAGTAAACAAGTCAGTATTGTTTTCGTTTTCTTTAGCAAAGAATCTGGAGTCACCTATTCGCTCCATAACTTTTATTCCCATCTCGTCTTCTATCTCTTTAAATAATTCTACATATCCTTGAACATCTAGTCCTATCTTCTTAGATGCTGGGCCATATCTCCACTTGGGGTCACCAAACAATGCCCACTCTCCATACGTTGCCCTATCCGGCCAGTCACGCATTATATATACATCTTCGTTTTCATTTACTGCTGCCCATAGTGCTGAATAGTTTCTGGCACCAGCTGGGTCAACCACTTGATAAACCGTAAAGTCATCGTTGATTTCGGGGAACTTCATACCGTGTTTGTTCTCCTCATCTCCGAGTACATTGACTTCAGTAGAAAACAATGGTAGCAATGAAGTCATTGACTTTACTGGCACACCATATGCTCTAACCATTATATCTTCTTCAGAACGATTCGCTAAGTCCTTAGCTATACGTTCGTATCCACCGAATGGATTTTCGTCCGAATGAAGATAAACAATGCTTGCATCTCTCTCTGGACTGTATTGTTTTACTGGTAATGGCTTATTCGATAATAGTTCAGCTTCTCGTGTTTCTAATGTTTCTGCTCCTTTTAGGTACTCTGATATAAATGGTGTATAACCATCAATAGGTGTGAATCCAATAAGCATCTTTGAATCCCGTGTAGCTAAACGAAAGCGTAGTGTATTAACTAATGCTGAGTCACCTAGGTATTCATCAAGCCATGCTCCAATGTTTAGGCCCTCTGTCTTTTTGAACCCGAACTCAAAACCCTCTAAGATAGTTTGATTGTTACTGTACTGAGTATAAGTCTTGAAGTCAACACGGGTACGTGTGTCCGGAAATATAAATGAACTACCAGTGAATCCATTTTGCATAGAAAAATTAATATAACCTTCTATACTCTTAGTCTTTCTCTTGAACTCCTTGGGCATCATCTCCCAGATTGCTGCTTGCTGTACTTTAATAGAAGTATCAGCGTTCTGTGAAAAACAAACTATATGTCCATCAGTGTTCTCAGTTACTGCTTGCATTACTAACTTAGCACAACCAGTAGTCTTTCCGGAACGATTACCACCGAGTGTTAAGCACTCGTTGTGTTCCTTGAGCCCGGCCTTCATTCTATCCCACCCGGCTAAATCAAAACCGTATCTTAGTGGGTCTTCCTCGGCAGCAAGTATTCTACCCTCGTGGGCCTTGTGTAATTCAGCTAGTAACTTCGGCTCCTTTTGTGCTAACAAAAGAATCTCTTCATCACTTGGTGCATCCAGTATAGGATGCTGTGTAAATTTTAATTCCATAAAGAATCATCATCGGATATATCATCAGAAAGTTCTTCTTCCTCCCAGATTATATCCAAGCCATCGGACTCCATATCTTTCTTTGTTTCACTTACTAACATCTTTCCTACTCTGAAATTAGTATAGTCATAATATAAATCACCCTCGTCATCCATGACAACGAACATATAGTTACTGAAGTGCTCACCGAGGTTACCCCGGATTCTATCAAATAAATCATCGTAGTCACTATCAATCATCTATATCTATTATCTCCGCTTTCTTTATCTTGTCTAATCTATCACGAGCAGCCTTGATTGTCTCCTCGTAATCTTCTTGAGTATACACCCTACGGTCTTCAGTTATTTGTGTAGCCTCACCTCTAGCGGTAAGTGCCTCACGTGCTGAGTTAGCTTTTGCTATTGAAAGTTCTTTTAAGTCCCGGAAGGTTGGTTCTAGCTCACCACTCTGGAGCCGGCTCCGTACTGATTCAATCAAGTCCTCTTCTAATGAAGACATATCTAAGTAGTTCCGGGCCGCTATCTTTCCGGACAAGTCCTTGAACTTACCTAAGTGGTCAGCGTAGTCAGTCAGTACACTTATTACTGTCTGTCTATCGTATCCGTATTTCTTAACTAGTCGGGTCTGGCTATTGCCAGTTGCATATAAGTAAAGCATCTTAGCTACCTTTTCCGGGTTATGCCGGCTTAGGCTACTTATCTGTTGTATCTCTTTACTATCAGAAACATCACGGATTGATTCCGTGATTTGTTTCATTAACTCTTCTTTGTCTTCGCTCATGGTATTAAGTCCTTTAACCTAAGTAGTATACCCTTACTAGTATTATTATCCCCACCGAGTACGTCCCGGCCGGTTCCTATATAGCTTCTAGCTATATCCTTTAGCTGATTGGTAGGTAGCATTATATGTAAGTCCTCTACTACAAAACAATAGAAGTCCGAATGAGTAGTAGCTAACCCGGATGGTTTACCCCGGCTCTTGTACTCAATAAATATATTCCCAGTCTTCTTAGCAATCAAGTCCCGCTTGACCTCCACTTTCTTATTAGCAAAGGTATCAGCAAGCCCGGCCTCAGCCACTTGCCCTACCTCTAAGTCATATCTAAAGTCCGAACAGTATTCCATTTATTTCCAATTATCTTTAGGAATTTACAACTGTCAAGGATAATCTGTGATATAATCGCAAGGTCTCCTTAAGGATTTACCATAACGATAAAAGCTTTCTAACAAAAGAAAGCTAAGCCTTAAGGATACCGTAAAGGAAGGTACTGTCAAGTAAAAAACCCTATGAATTATATATTTTTTTACGGCCCTGTTATTGATATATATGTGTTCTGTGTTCCGTAACTGTCGACCCCCCCGACCCCCGTCAGCCCTAACGATTTTTAGATTAGGCACACACACAGACATCCCCATTAGTAAGCCTTATGGAAGCCATTAATTTTACTTATGTTTTAATATTAGGGTTCCTTATGCTTTGAATAAGTAATTTTCTCTCA